TCAAATGGTTTGAAAGGTAATCAAACCTACAACGATGTTGCACAAAAGATTGCAACTATTAAATAGGAGAAGGAAATGTTTTTAATATCAGAACACCAATCAGATGAAGTACAACTGGTTACAGAAGAAAAAAATGGTAAAAAAGAAACCTTTATCGAGGGTGTTTTCCTTCAAACTAATCTAAAGAACAGAAATGGTCGTGTTTATCCTATGGAAATCATGGAGAAAGAGGTAAACCGATACAATAAAGAATTCATTAAAAAGAATCGTGCATATGGGGAACTGGGTCATCCAGATGGCCCCACCATCAATCTTGAAAGAGTTAGTCATTTGATTACTTCTTTAGAGAAAGATGGGGATAATTTTGTCGGTAAGGCAAAAATTATGAGTACACCTATGGGTAATATAGTTAAAGGACTATTGAATGATGGTGCTAAACTAGGCGTTTCCAGTAGGGGTATGGGAAGTGTTTCCCAAAAGAATAATGCACAATATGTCCAAGACGACTTCATGCTTGCAACTGCAGCTGACATCGTGGCCGACCCTTCTGCACCAGATGCTTTTGTAGATGGTATTATGGAAGGTGTTGAATGGATAAATGAAAGCGGTGTATTTAAAGCCGTAGAGATTGAATCATGGAAAGACCAGATTCGACAAACCAAACAACGCCAATTGGAAGAGAAGAAGTTAGAAATTATGAAAAACTTCTTGTCAAAACTATAAAAGTTATAAATACATAGTAAAGAACAAATAATTCGTTCTTAATTTGTAATTATAGGAATTTACATAGGGGATAAACACATGTCAGATGAAATCAAAAATCAAGACGAAGTAACAGAAGCTAGCATGGCTAAGCCTCCTGTTGCTAATAAGGGTGTTGTTGCTCCAGATAAAGACCCAGTGCCTAAATCTTTAGCATCTGTTGATAAAGCATCAGATTCTACTAAACCTAGTAAGAAAAGAAAAGGTGACCAAGATAAGAAAGATGCACCTCAAAAGTTAAATGCAGCTTCTGGTGAAATGCAGTATAACGAAACTGAGGTTGAAGATGAAGTCGTAGTTGAAGATTTAACTAAGATGGAAGCTCTTAGAAAAATTATCGAGGAACTAAAAGGGTTTGATAAGGAAGACATCCAGTCCTTAGTTAATGAGATGATGAAGAAAGATGACGAAGAAGACGAAGACGAAGACGAAGATGAAAAATCAGAGTCTACAAAGGCTGACCTTCTTAAGAAAATTGCTGAACATTTCAAATCAGAGGACGAAGAAGTTGTGAAAGAATCTTTAAGTGCAATCTTAGAAGCATCTAAAAAAGATGACGATGAAGATGAAGACGAAGAGGAAATGGACGAAGCTACTAAAAAAGAAGCTTCTCATGGTGATGACGATGACGAAGACGAAGATGAAGATGACGAAGAGAAATCTGAATCTTACGATATGTCAGACGACATCGAAGCTCTAGTCGGTGGTGAAGACCTTTCAGAAGAATTTAAAAACAAAGCAAAAACAGTTTTCGAAGCTGCTGTATCTGCAAAAGTTAGAGAAATCAAAGAAGAACTCGAATCTCAAAAGAGAGACGAGATTGTTGAAGCATCTAACGAGATAAAAGAAGAATTAACTAACAAAGTTGACTCTTTCTTAGGTTATGTTGCAGAAGAGTGGGTTAAAGATAACGAACTTGCAATCGAAAGAGGACTTAAGTCTGAATTAACAGAAAACTTTATTTCTGGACTAAAAGCTCTTTTCGAAGACCATTATGTTGAAGTTCCAGATGACAAATTAGATGTCGTTGACGAACTTGCAAGTAAAATCGAAGAAGTAGAAGCTAAACTAAATGAAGAAGTTTCTAAAAATATCGATTTATCTCAAGAAAGAGATGCACTTGTCAGAGACAAAGTGGTTTCAGAAATGTCAAGTGACTTAACTTCAAGTGAAGTTGAGAAACTTACTAAACTGATTGAAGACTTAGACCAAGATGAAGATTTTGAATCTAATGTCAAAACAATCAAAGAGTCTTACTTTAGTGGTTCAAAAGAAACTCTACAGTTAGACGAAGAAGTGGTTAGTGATAGCGATGAAAATGCTTCGACTGAGGATAAAATCCTTGACCCAAGCATGGCTGCATATTCTGCCGCAATTGGAAAAGTAGACCCTAAGAAATATTCTTAAGGAATACTATTTTATTAACACTTTTTAAAAATTAAGGGGAAACATAAAATGTTTATGTCAGAAAACTTACAAGAGAAGTGGCAGCCAGTATTGAGTCATCCAGATTTACCAGAAATCACTGACCCATACAAAAAAGCAGTTACTTCTGTGGTTCTAGAGAACCAAGAAAGAGCCTTTAACGAAGAAAGAGGAATGATTTCTGAGGATGCTCCTATCAACAACGCTGGTGGTGCTGTTGGTGGAACAGGTATCGATAACTGGAATCCAATTCTTATTTCATTAGTAAGAAGGTCTCTTCCAAACCTTATTGCATACGACATCTGTGGTGTGCAACCAATGACTGGCCCTACAGGATTAGTATTCTGTATGAAGGCTAGATATAACGACAATACTTCAAGATTAGCTATGACTGAAGCATTGTTTGACGAAGCTGATACAGATTTCTCTGGTGCTGGAACACAAGCAGGTACAGACCCATTTGGGGATGCAGCTACTTATGCAACTGGTACTGGTATGACTACAGCAGCTGCTGAAGCAAAAGGTGATAGTGCCTCTAATGCTTTTGCATCAATGGCTTTCACAATCGAGAAAGCAACTGTTACTGCTAAGTCAAGAGCTCTTAAAGCTGAATACACAATTGAACTTGCACAAGACCTTAAAGCAATTCATGGTCTTGACGCTGAAACAGAACTTGCAAACATCCTTTCTGCTGAAATTCTTGCAGAAATTAACAGGGAAGTTGTAAGAACTGTTAACATCCAAGCAAAAGCTGGTGCTCAAACTGGTGTTGCTAATGCTGGTAGATTCGACTTAGATGTTGATTCATCTGGTAGATGGTCAGTTGAGAAGTTCAAAGGTATGCTCTTCCAAGTAGAAAGAGATGCTAATGTAATCGCAAGAGAATCAAGAAGAGGAAAAGGTAACTTTATCCTTTGTTCTTCTGATGTAGCTTCTGCATTGTCAATGGCTGGAATGTTAGATTACGCTCCTGCTCTTAACACTGAGTTAAATGTTGACGACGCTGGTAACACTTTTGTTGGTGTTCTAAATGGTAAGTACAAAGTGTACATTGACCCATATTACACTCTTGACCCAGTAAGTGGTCACAACAACGAAGGTTACATGACTATTGGTTACAGAGGTTCAAACCCTTATGATGCTGGTGTTTTCTACTGCCCATATGTTCCATTACAAATGGTTCGTGCAGTTGGTGAGAACTCCTTCCAACCAAAAATTGGATTCAAGACTAGATATGGAATGATTTCTAATCCTTTCGTAGGGTCTTCTCCAAGTGATGGGTTGGCATCTGCTGGTTCAAACTTCTACTACAGAAAAATCGAAATAGAAAACATTCTATAAGGTTTTTTAAAAGTCGTAGACTTTTCTAAAAGGGACTCTTCGGAGTCCCTTTTTTTATGCCAAAAAAAACCCACCTCTGGGGAAGGTTGCGAACCTTCAATATAAACCCAAGGTGGGGTGATTGACTATCGACCTCTGTCTTTCGCCGTTACCTTACTTTATGTCATTCTTTCCTTTACCTCACTCACTAAAAACATATTATACTAAATTATGTACCTATAATGCAACTTTTATTTGTTATAAATATAAATGGTATTCAATCGAATACCATCGTTCAACTCCTTATGGAGTCGGAAGTAGGAAGACAAGAAAACCTCTTTCATATCTTGAAAGGCAAGCTAAGTACCCTAGGGGAACAGAGACCGACATCTTACCGAAGGAACGCATGGAGAAGGGTGTGCAACGAAAGTTGTATGTACGAAATCGAAATGAAAACTGGAGGCTACTATGTATTGCTACAGAGGTATCAAATACGACGCAAAAGACCTTAAAGAAGCAAGACAGAAATCCAAGAAAAGTAAACAAATTACTTATCGAGGAATTACTGGTAAAATTGCAGCTTAAGTAATTTTAGGAAGGGAGTCCTAGACTCCCTTTCTTTTTGTTATAAATACTACTATGACTACAAGAACTATTACTACTGCATCATGGGCTGGTAACCTTCCAGATAATTTATCCTATCTTGCACCAACTCAATTCGAACTATTAGTTAAAAAATTACCTAATACAAAATATTTTGCAACTGGTGTTAATGTACCATCTGTAAGTGTTGCAGAGGTAATTCAACCTACTAATTTAGGTTTAAATGTTAAAGCACCTGGCGATAAATTAAATCTTGGTGAAATAACTGTCACATTTATTGTTGATGAAAACATGGAAAACTGGACTGAGTTATATACATGGATGTCACAACTTACTAGTTCTACAGACCCAGATAAGTTTAGAAGTCTTGTAGGTGCAAACAGAAGAGCAAATGAACCATATGATGGTTCTGGTGATTATGATGCAATATACTCAGATATGACTATCGTAGTTACTACAGCTGCAAATAATCCCAATAGATATATAAGAATACAAGGTGCATTTCCTACATCGTTAGGTGAGATTACAATGGATACTACTGTTGCTGGTGGTTTATCATATGTAACTTGTACTGCATCTTTCCAATTTACAAACTTTGAAATAGCATCCACATCGTAATTTGGTGGACAAATACCACTTTCGTGGTATAATTATATTATGACATTAGAAGAAATACAAAGTATGTGGAAGGTTGATTCTGTAATTGACCAGATTGATTTGGATAAAGCATCCTTACAAACACCTTCTTTACATGCAAAATACCTAGAACTCCTAAACGAAAAAAGATTATCTCTTAAATCTTATGAGGTAAAGTATAATCAACTTCTAAAGAAGAAGTGGTTATGGTATACCGATAAGTTATCTAAAGAAGAGATAGATGAATTAGGATGGTCATATGACCCATTCGAAGGTCATAGAGTAATCAAACAAGACTATAATTACTACTTTAATGCAGATAAAGATTTATCTGATATGAAACTCAAAGTAGAATATCTTACTGAATGTGTTGACTGTTTAAAAGAGATACTAAATATCATTACATGGAGACATCAATCAATCAAGAATGCAATCGATTGGTTGAAGTTTACTAATCCAGCTGGATAATATATTATGCCCTCATTCTTACAAGAACATTGTCTTCAATTATCAAGAGTAATTCCACCTAATATATGTGAAGAAATAATACAAATTGGTAAAGATACTTATACTGAGTATGGACAGATAGGTGGTAGTGAAGAAGGTATTGAAGACCATTATACTCGTAAATCTGGTGTTGCATGGTTAGATAGAGATGCAAAACTATCAGATGGACTTACTATCTTTGACCATATTACTCCACATGTAAGACAAGTAAATGAAGAATTTTTTAAGTTTGATTTATCATTTCATGAAACATATCAATTTACAACATATAAATATGACCCAGATAAAAAAGAACATTATAGTTGGCATTGTGATGGACATCATACACCATATACAGAAGAAGAATGTAAGAATGACCCTTTGATAAATGAAAGATTAAATACATATAGAAAACTTTCATACAGTGTAAACTTGTCACATCCAGATGAATATGAAGGTGGACACTTTGAATGGACTGACCCATTTGGATTGAATCCACAGACTATGACACCAGATAATATCACATACAGAGCAGAACAAAAAGCAAGAGAACAAGGAAGTATAATCGTATTTCCATCTTTTGTATATCACCAAGTAACCCCAGTAATAAGAGGAATGAGACATTCATTAGTAGGATGGATAGCAGGGCCGACATTCAGATAACCAAAATCGACAATACTCATATCAAGGTAGATGCAGATGAATCTATCAAGAGAGAGTTGTCTGATTACTTTACTTTCCCAGTGCCTGGCGCAAAGTTCATGCCTTCGGTACGAAACAAATATTGGGATGGAAACATTCGTTTATATGCACAAACTACTGGTAAGTTGTATCTTGGACTATATTATGCATTAGAACAATTTGCAAAAGATAGAGACTACAACATGGAAGGTTATGGATGGGAAACTGATATAGAGTATCCAGACTTTACCGATGGATTGAATATGGGATTCCCTCTTAGAGATTATCAAGTAGAGGCAATATCAAGA